TGAGAGCATTAAAATTCGCAGACCATTAAAATATAAACACGCTATAATGGGAGGTTGGTTAGATAAAGCCGAAGGCGTTATATTTAAGAATTGGACTATTGGAGAATTTAAAAAAACAGGGGTTAGTGTATGGGGTCAAGATTATGGGTTTAGTAATGACCCTAGCACCCTTATAGAAACTAATATAGATACTTCTAATAAACGCATTTACTTAAAAGAATGCTTTTACTTACCTAGCCTTACTACAAGCGAAATAACACGCTTAAATGAAAAGCACACTAAAGGAGGTTTAATAGTAGCAGATTCAGCAGAACCTAGACTAATAAGCGAGATACGAGCAAAAGGATGTAATGTTAAACCTAGTGTAAAAGGTCAGGGTAGTGTAACATACGGAATATCACTCTTGCAAGACTATGATCTAGTAATAAGCGAGGATAGTATCAATCTAATTAAAGAATTAAACAACTATGCTTGGCTAGAGAAAAAATCAAATACACCAATAGATAAATTCAATCATTTAATTGATGCAGTAAGATACGCTGTGAGCTTCCAACTAAAGAATCCTAATAGAGGCAAATACATAATTCAATAGTTTCTAAAACTTTTTATTTTTTCGTTATATATATATGCAAGCAGAAATATTAGTGCCTGACACTTTAAGCGAAATAACACTAGAACAATATCAGAAGTTTTTAAAGATACAAAAGGATAATGATGATGAAACCTTTTTAGCTGTTAAAATGATAGAGATATTTTGTGGTATAAGAGGAGATACTATAATGAAAATGAAAGCCTCTAGTATAAGAGATATTACTGCAATACTTACTGAAATGTTTAATCAGAAGCCTCCACTTGTAAAAGAGTTTACAATGAAAGGGAAAGAATATGGATTTATTCCAAAATTGGAGGATATGAGCTTTGGAGAGTATGTAGATTTAGATACTTATATGGGGGATATAGAAAACATACATAAAGCAATGTCTGTTCTTTATAGACCAATTACTATAAAACAAAACGATAAATACTTAATAGAAGATTACGAGGGAGAGGATAACGAGATAATGAAAGATATGCCAATGGATGCTGTATTAAGTTCTATTATTTTTTTTTACAATTTAGGGATGGACTTATCGAGAGCTATGCTGAACTCTTTACAACAGGAGGAGAACAAGGATATTCTTCAGCAGCTAACTTTGGAAAAAAGTGGGGATGGTATCAATCACTTTTCGGACTCGCTCAAGGAGATATTAGACGGATTGAAGATATCACTAAATTAAATATACACGAATGTTTATATGCATTAAGTTTTATGAAAGAGAAAGCCGAAATAGAATCAAAACAAATTAAAAGCAAATTTAATAAATGAGCAATCAAGGAGTAAGAGGATTTTATCAAATAACACAAACTATTAAAGATCAGTTATTATCTGATGAAAATGTTAATACTGTAACAACAGGGGATATAACTGAAATAGATCTATCTAAACAAACGATATTTCCTTTATCTCATATTATAGTTAACAATGTAACAATACAAGAACAAGTATTACAATTTAATATTAGCGTACTTGCTATGGATATTGTAGATCAAAGTAAAGAAGCAACAATCGATATATTCAGAGGTAATAATAATGAACAAGATATACTAAATACTCAACTAAAAGTAGTAAACAAACTAATAGGAGAATTAAGACAAGGAACAATACATTTAAATCAATATCAATTAGTAAGTGATGCTTCTGTGGAGTTCTTTTATGATAGATTTGAAAATGAGATGGCAGGGGTAGCTTGTACCTTTGATGTATATGTAGCAAATGATATAGACCTATGCAGTTAAAAGAAACAAAAGAGGCTTTAAATAGGTTTGGTAAATATGTTATCCAACAAGCGAGAACTAATTTAACAAAAAAGAAAACAGACCCTACCTCTAATTATACTAAAGAGCTTTATAATAGTTTAGAATATTTACCTGTTACAACAGGAGATCAGATAGGTGTTAAGTTTTATATGGAGGACTATGGCGTATTTCAAGATAGAGGAGTTAAGGGTGTTAAAGGAGGTTCTAGTTTAAGCAACTTTAGTTATAAGACAAGTTCTGATTTAATTGGACTTGAATATCATACCTCCGATAAAGGGAAAAAATTAGGAATGTTTGGTAAATGGGCAAAATTTAAAAGATACCAAGCAAGAGATAAAAAGGGAAGGTTTGTTAGTTATAAAAGTACTGGCTATGCTTTAGCAACTATAATTAAAAATTATGGTATTAAACCTAGTATGTTTTTTACTAAACCTTTTGAAAGAGCCTTTAAAAATTTACCAAAAGATTTACAAGATAGTTTTGTAAATGATATAGATAACTCAATACAACACAATTTAAATAATGGCTAATATAAGATTAAGAAGTCCGTATTTTTTAACTATCACTACAGGTTCTCACTTGTCAGCGAAATTAGTTTTAACATTAGAAGGAGCAGGTACTCCACAATATACATTAACTAAAAATGCAACAGGTAATAGAACAGTATTTGAATTATGTTCTTTAGCTAGGGATTATTGGGTAGTTGATTATGCTACAATAGATACAGTTACAATTGCAGGTGTTTGGTATGCTTACGATGCACTAGATGGAGGAGGTAGTCAATTAGCAACAGGCACAGTAACTCATACAGGCTTTGAGGCTTGGTCAAGTTTTGGGCAAGGTGTAGGGGAAGATATTGATGCTAATGACTTTGAATTAACCAACACAGGAGGTAGCCAAATAATATACCTCCCTGATAATACAGCTTCATTTGCTTATGATATGAATAGCGATGCTGCAACAAAAGCAACTATAAGTACTTCAGCAACAAGCGTTGCAGCAGCAAGCGGTAATTATACTTGGACTATTGAAAGAATATGTAGTGCAAAATATACTCCTGTATTAATGAGGTTTATAAATAAAAATGGAGTACCACAAGACCAATACTTCTTTTTAAAATCTTCAAAATCCTTAAACACTAAAAGCGAAAAATTTAAAAGAAATATATTTAATTACTCTACCTCATCTTATGATGTTAAAGATCATCAACAACAAATATTTAATAAAAACGGAATACATAAATATACTTTAAATACAGACTATATATCAGAAGCGTATGTAGATGTTATGGAAGATATTATGTTGAGTGAATATGTTTGGCTATATACTCCTAGTACCACTACCAGAAGTTTAACAGGAGGGGATTATCAGCCTGTTAATGTCGTGAGCCAATCATTAGTATATAAAACATCATTAAATGACAGACTAATACAATATACGCTAGAAGTAGAGGCTTCTAATGACTACATTAACAATATAGCGTAATGAAAAGAGATGTCGCTTTATACATATTAAATAATAGAGTTGATTTATTTAAAGATGAAACAATAAGTCTAACAAATACTATTAAGAATGTAAGAGATATATCAAAAGTCTTTACATCCTTTACTAAAACATTTACACTTCCTGCATCTTCTACTAACAATAAAATATTTCAGCACTATTATAATTTTGATATTGATGGAGGATTTGATGCTAGGAGAAAGCACGATGCGAATATTGAAATAAACCAAGCACCTTTTAAATTAGGCAAAATAAAACTAGAAGGAGTTGAATTAAAAAACCAACAGCCTTATGCTTATAAAATAACCTTCTTTGGAAACACAGTAGAATTAAAAGATATATTTAAAGATGACAAATTAAAAGACTTGGACTTTGTAGAGGTTAAAGAATCAGGCACAACAGAGGCACCAGCAGCAGTTGATGAATTAAAAGATTCTACTAAAACATTTACATCTACAGTATCTGAAGGAGATAGAGCTTATAATGTTACTGATGGAGAGTATGCTACAGTTATTGCAGTAACAGCCACAGTATTAACTTTAGATGCAAATAATAAATTTCCTACAGGTAAATCATATCAAATCTTATTAAGTCCATTTTGGAATGAAACAGCAGTTAAAGCTAAAATCCCCTTACAAGGAGCTACAGCAAAAAATAGTTTAATTACTCCTTTAATCACAGCAGCAAGGCGACCTATTTATGATGCTTCTATAGCGGCAAATACAGAAACTTTAGTTAACCTCGAATATGATGCTTCAGAAAATAAAGGACTAGAATATACAGATTTAAAATTTGCATTAAGAGTACACGAAGTAATTAAAGCAATAGAGAATACTTATACAACACCAGAATATCCTACAGCTATTGAATTTACCACAGATTTCTTTAATACAACTAATGCTGATTATCATAGTTTGTTTTTATGGATATCCAGAAAATCAGGAGCAGTAGAAACCTCAACAAGTGCTTCATTATATCAATTTTTTGTTTCAGGCTTTACAGGGGGTGTTGCTTCTGGTCCATATTTAGGTGTAACAGGTTTTGCAGCAGGAGATCAAGGGGTGTTTTTATCTGATACTATTACTTCTTTACAAATTGTAGTTACTCCTAATGGTTCAAATTCTACAGCATTTAATATTACTATTTCTAATAATGGAAGCGATGTATTAACTGTATCTTCAGCAGCTACTGCTACAACCACAATTACAGGTTCTGATTTAGGATGTACTAATTGTGTAGGTAGTTGGAGAGTTTTAATAAGTGCAGATGATGTAGTTGTTATGGATAGTGTAGTATTTACAGTATCTGGAAGTTTCCAATGGGAAGATTATTATGGGAATTTTTACACACACAGCTACACAGGAGAAACAGCGTCACCACCAGCAGCATTTACTAATCCTGCAATTACTACTTTTGATATGGCAGATCAGATGCCTGATATAAAAGTAATAGACTTTCTTACAGGCTTGTTTAAGATGTTTAATTTAATAGCCTTTGTAAATAGTGCAGGTAAAATAGAAGTTAGGACTTTAGATAATTCAGACACAGCTTCATACTATCACTCTAATAACACAACAGAATACGATATTACAGAATATGTAGATATTCAGTCAAAAAATGTAGATGTAGCTCTACCTTATAAAGAAATAGTATTTAAGTATCAAGGATTAAATTCTTTTTTAGCAACTAAACACGACCAGTTATTTAATGAAGAATGGGGTTCATTATATTATAATCAGGATTCATCAAATTTTAGATTAGCAGGAGAGACCTATAAAGTTGAGCTTCCTTTTGCTCATTTTAAATACGAGAGGTTTGGCACTACAAAAACACAAGTTGGATGGAGTGCAAACGATACTCAAAATTCTTTTCTATCAAAACCTCTTTTATTTTATCCTTTAAAACAAACCTCTGGAACAATATCTTGGAAAGGGTCATCCTCCCCTACAGAACTTACTACATATAATATACCATCTAACAGCAGGTATTTAGCTGCATCTTCAGGAGAACAGAATATAAACTTTGGGGCAATGATTAACGAATATGAAGCGATAAGCTTTTCAGGAACTTTATATGAAAATTATTATAGCAATTATATAGCTAACATATTTAATACTAAAAACAGATTAACAAAAATAAAAGCTAGACTTCCTTTAAATATTCTTTTGAATTATACTCTAGCAGATATATTTAGAATAGGAGGTTCAACATATAGAATAAATAGTATAACAACAAACCTAACAACAGGCGAAGCAGATATAGAATTATTAAATATAACATAATGATAAAAAATATATTAGAATTATTGCCCCTAGTTACAGGCGAAACAGAATTAATAGAAATAGCTAAAGGGAAATACAAGTTTCCTGAAACAGTAAAGGAAGCGTTTAACAATTTTAAAAAGGAATTATGGCAAAACAAGTAGTAGTAGATTTAAAAGCAAATACAGGGGATGTACAAAAGGGTATGGATAAATTAGCTGATGCTATTGCAGACCTAAATCAAGCTCTTGGAGGTTTTAATAAAGAAGCAGAAACAGGTTTAGAAGATGTTGCAGATGCGGCTAAAAAATCTGAAAGCAGATTTAAAAAGTTTGGTAAAACACTTGGTACAATCGGAAAGGCAGGTGGTATTATATTTCTTGTAACTAAAGCATTTGAGTTTTTCAAAGAAATTTTAGGTCAAAATCAAACAGTTGTAGATGCAACTGCTACAGCTATGGAATTTTTATCTATTGCTTTTAATGACTTATTTAGGTTTTTGCAAAATAATGTAGGTGCAGTAACAGGTTTTTTTAAGTCTATATTCGAAGATCCAAAACAATCTTTAATAGATTTTGCCAATGCCTTTAAAAGAAACATACAAGAAAGATTTGAATCTTATTTAGATACATTAGGTTTTTTGGCAAGTGCTGTTAAAAAAGTATTTAGTGGAGATTTTGCAGGAGCTTTAGAAGATGTTAAGAGTGCAGGTAAAGAATCTTTAGATGTGCTTACTGGGGTAGATGATACATTTGAAAAAACTGTAGAAACTGTTGGTAAGGTAACAAAAGCAGTTACAGAATATACTAAATCAACTTATAACTCTGCAAAAGCAACAGTAGATTTAAATAAAGAAGTTCGAATAGCTGATGCTTTACAACAAGGGTTAGTAGAGAAATACGATTTACAAGCTGAACAACAAAGGCAAATTCGTGATGATGAAAGCAAAAGTATGAAAGAAAGAATAAAAGCTAACGAAAAATTAGGAGAAATACTTGACAAGCAAGAAGAAGAAATGTTGAAAAACGTTAAACTTCGTGTAGCGGCAGCACAAATAGAATTTAATAAAAACCAAGATAACGTAGAAGCGAAGATAGCCCTAATAGAAGCAGAAAACGAATTAGCAGCAGTACAGGCTACAGTTACAGGTTTTAGATCAGAACAATTAACAAATATAAATTCTTTAGAAAGAGAAAGACTTGATTTAATTAAAGAAGCTAACGAAAAAGAGTTTGAACTTGAGATGGATAGAGTTAAAAATAAGCAAATGGCAGTAAATGCTATTTCAGGTTTAATTAATAAAGAATCAGCTATAGGTAAAATAGCTTTTATAGCAAAGCAAGGGTTAATGCTGAAAGAAATGATGCTAACAGCTAAAAAAGCATTAACTGAAATAGCTGTTGAAAGTGCAGGAGCAGGAGTAGATGTTTCTAAAGGATTTACAGCTACATTAAAAGCAGGTTTTCCACAAAACGTACCCTTACTTATTGCATACGCTGCACAAGCAGCAGGCGTTATAGCTTCTATGATTTCTGCTGTTGGCAAAGCTAAATCTGCTATACCAAGCGCAGGAGGAGTAAATGTTTCCACGCCTGCCACTCCAAACGCTCCCTCAACTCCAGCATTTAATATTGTAGGCTCAAGTACCTCCAACCAATTAGCAGATATGTTAGCAGGACAACAACAACAACCAGTACAAGCGTATGTAGTTTCTAATGATGTTACTACTGCACAAGAGTTAGATCGTAATATTATTACAGGAGCATCAATAGGATAAACAAAAAAAATAAATTAATCGTTATAATAGTATGAAGATAATAGAACTTATTTTAGGAGATGGAGTTTTTTCAGGTATAGAAGCTATTTCTTTGGTAGAATCCCCTGCAATTGAGGAGGATTTTATTGCTCTAAAATCTCAAGAAGTTAAACTTGCTGAAGTATCTAGCGAGAAACGAATACTAATGGGAGCTTTACTAGTGCCAAACAAACCAATCTATAGACAAAACGGAGAAGAAGATTACTACATTTACTTCTCAAAAAAGACAATAGAGAAAGCATCTCAATTATACCTAATGAATGGCAATCAAAACAATGCTACTTTAGAACATCAACACACTTTAAACGGATTAACTCTTGTAGAGAGTTGGTTAGTTGAAGATGAAGTACACGACAAATCCAGAAAGTATGGTTTAAATGTACCTGTAGGAACTTGGATGGGAGCTGTTAAGGTAAA